CGGGGTGGTGGTCGGGGTCGCGGTCGGGGTCGTGGTCGCGGTCGGGGTCGTGGTCGCGGTCGCGGTCGCGGTCGGGGTCGGGGGTCTGATTGTTGATAGTTATGTTTGGATTGGTTTAGGGGTGATAATGAACAAAGAGGAAGTATGGGTTAACCAGTCTGGTCAAATAGCTATATATCAAGAAGGCATTATCACAGAATATATCTGGTTAGATTACATGCGATTTTCAAGCCATGCAGACATTTATAAAAAAGAAGACTCTAAAAATCTTCACTGCAAAGTAAAAGACTGGCTTAAAGACAACGAGTATGAGTTTGTAGGATATTTATGATTGAAAAAGAATATGTTTATTATGACATAATTTATGACTGGATATTTGTAACAGATCAAAATCATCATAACCTTTTTGGTAAATACTTAACGCCAATACAATTAATTTATATAGGTGAGTTGTGAAAATATATTATTCATTGTATTGGAGTGACGAATTTATATGCGAGGTGAAAGATGAATGAAGTGTTAATTCAAAAATTTGATCCAGAATATGGAACGATGAAACAGTCTGGTGTAGGTCAATACGTGCGTCTTTTTGACTATAGAACTTTAGAGGGCGAAAGGCATAAGCTAGACACTGCTATTAATAAAATTGATGATAAAATACGAGAGCTTCATAGTGACAAATTAATAACGATGGATGTGATGATTAGCTTATTAAGGGCAATAAGGGATGGAATTAAATGAAAACAATTGAACAAGCTGCTGATGATTTTACAGCACACGATATTAATAGAGACAGGGCGTCTTTTATAGCGGGAGCTTTGTTTGCAAAAGAGCAAAGCGCAAAAGAAATAGAAAATTTAAAGAAAATAATTTCTAAAGAAATGTCTGAAAATGATGAATTTGGATCAGAATTTGTCTTGGTAGGAATATTAAAAGATGAAATTGTTCGCCTTAAAAGGATAGTTGAACTTCAGCCTTTAGTAACAAAAACGAAAGAGTTTGCAGAAAAACTAAATGAAGACAAAACCCAAGACAAAAGTTATAGCGCTTTTAATTTTAATTCAGAAGGTTATTTATGGAAGGGTAAAGATGATTCAAAAGATTAAGTGTTATTTTGGTTTTCATAAGTATTTAGTAAACAATTTTGAGGGTAGAGTTGTTACTTCAAAATACAGTGACGAGGTGTTTTGTTTGTACGTCTATACCTGCTCATGTGGTGCAAAAAATACATTCTGGCATCTTGGTAACTATTCAGAAAAGAATAACTAACAAAAACAACTTAAAACATCATTTGTTTAAATTTAATTAGTGAGGGTGATATGAAAAAGAGCGATTTATATTCAAGCAAAGTAATTGAGCTATTAGAAGCAGGATGGTCGATTACTTATTCAAAGAACAAAGCTGCTAAAGATCTTAAACTGTCTTATTATGAGGCAGAGAAGGTGCTTAAAAACAGACCTGAGCTAGAAGACAAAATAAACAAAATTAAACTAGAAAAAAACTTGTATAGAAAATATGCTCATAACAGATTCTTGTAAAAACTTATTAAACAATCAAAGATACCTCGTTAAAATTACAGAAAGGTTAAGAAAATGAAGTTTTTAGAATTCATGTTTGGTATATTAATTATCTGGGCTGCTTGTGAATATAACATGTCAAAAGATTGCGCTAAGAACGGCTATTACAAAACAATCCTTGGTGATTACATAACTTGCAATGCAAAATAAGTCTATAATTTGCTCACATAAAGATCTAGATCAACTTAAATCCAAATTTAAGCTTAGGATCGTCCAGGCTAATGTCTTTGTTAAAAACGGTGAATTCTACTACTTCAATAAAAAAAACAAGCTAAGGCTAGTTATTATTGAAAACAAACGTATTTTTGAATTTAATTCATCAAATGCTTTTATGGAAAGAATTCGTTAATCTTTATTTAAAACTAAATTTAAATCTTTACTTACTTTGTTTAAATCTTGATTAAAAGATTCTTTTATTGATTTTGATAGTTTAATAGGCTTAGGAAAGTTTGGTCTAAACTCGCAATCGTTTTCACACAAACCATAAAACTTAAATAATTCATAAAAACTTACCGCAATTTTATCAAAAAACTTTTTAAAATTTAATTTCATAATTCACTCAAAATTACTACAAATTTAACAATCAAAATACTTAAAAAAAGACTAAATCAAAAGGCATAGAGACACCATCCCCTAGCCTAGCACTCTATCTACCTAGAGGTCTTCATACAGCTGAGGTACATTCTTTAGTATCGATTCTTAGAGGCTTTTTCCGTGCATTTACTAAATCAAACAAGTTAACACTTCCTTTCGGGTTTAACTTAATTAACTTAGGATATGGACGGATCAAGTGAGGATATCGTGTCAATGTTCTCCTCTGCGCTTGCTCCTTTAAATCGATCCCACGATCATCTTAGGACTCGTGTGTGCTTATTTTCATAAGCGTGCAATTTGCTAAACCTCTGGCTATGCTATTTCCCTTAGATCCGTCCGGCCCATGTGCGCCTTGTCTGATCCAGCCACTAGCAGGCATGTCTGTTTGCAGAACCCTACCCGTTAAGATGTTAACAGTTACACTGTGCCTGATTTTAGTTGTTTTACAGGCGACGCAGTTCAACCAAGCTAATCTTGTTTAAGGATTTGCTTTAGAAATTTTTCTTGTCTTTCGATTTCTTTATAAACGTCTAGAAACTTTTTGCATTCACTGACTTTAACCCATTTTCCAGATTTAGATTTAAGGAATTTCCTAACCTTTTTAACCTCGCTCATAAAGACCTTTCAAAAAAGGTTTGATCTGTTAGCTTCCTTACGATATTAATCTAAGTAATGCTATTAGTTCGTGTCAGCGTCCTAGTTAACTCTGGGGCGCATTCCCTTTTTGTGCTTAATCAATTAAAACAAATAATAAACACATTCAACTAATTTTAATGCCTATATATCTAACACTTGACTTAAGTTTAAATCTTTAGATTAATTAAATTGTTGCCTATTTAACATAGGTTACGTTTAAAGGATTAAACATATGAATAATGATGAAAAGTTCCACAGAGCTTTAGTAGCCTTTCCAGATTCTTATAAAGATCAATTTGGAGTTGAATTAACAGCTAATCAATTAAGCTCTTATTTAGAGTCTTTGTTATTACAAAAGCAGATTCAATCTATTAGGCAGGTGTTTGATACATTTAAGCCTTATGAACTAAAAGAAGTACTAGGGCTTTTGTCTAGAAAACTAGTGAATGGTATAAAATATGATCAAGAGTTAGTTGATAATAGTTATCATTTAGAAAAAGCTGATGATAATATTATTATGACTAATAAAAAAGCAAATAAAAAGAGTAAGAATAAAAATGGCTAAACCTCGAGCACTTGCTAACAAATTAACGATAGCTTTAAGACATATTCTTGATGATAGAGGGATTGATTTAGTAGCTATGCAGATGGAAGTCTATACAAAAGCCATGAATGCGTTTGATAAACATCGTGGCAACAATCCAGAAGGATCGGACGCTGGAGTTGGTTATTTAGGGATCTGTAACTCGGCCGTTGCTACCTTAGCTAAATATGCATTTCCAACCATGTCGGCGATTAAACTAGAACATGTTGATAGCACAATTAACGACAAAGTAATAGATGCTGCCAAGATCAGGCAGACCATTATGCAAGATCCATTTACCAGGAAAGCTGTTGATGCCGCCACGTCTTTAGACATAGGGACAGCACCGATATTATCTGTTGGCGTTAAGAATGATTGAAAATGTATCAGATGAAGAGCTTGAATTATTTAATATCATAACAGATTTACACTCTAAGTTTGAGCCACATGAAGGACAAGTGCCTATTGGTAGAGCCATTTTATACGAAGGCGCCAAGAAGGTTTTTGCTAACTGTGGCCGGTCTTTTGGTAAATCAAAATTAAACAGCTACCTACATGTTAGAATAGCTAAACAAAACCCAGGTTGTACTAATTATATATTTTTACCCTACATCACTCAAGGCCGAGAGGTTTACTGGACACCGAAACTAATACAGCAGCTTTTAAATGATGAAGATGTTGAATCTATTAATAACACCGAAATGAGAATCGTTCTCAAAAACAAATCTCAAATTAAGATATGTGGTGCAGATAATGTTGACTCCTACCGAGGCGTTAAACCAAATCCAGGAAGCATTATTACTTTTGAGGAGTGTAAAGATTTGAAAGAAGAGTTTATATCTGCGTTCTTACCAAACTTGTCCGTTAACGATCCTATTTTGTTTATGGTTGGAACACCTGCTGAATTTGATGGCGTATTTTCTAGTTTTATGGAATTAGCCAAAACAAATCCAACATGGCGCTACTTTCACTCGCCTACTGAAACAAACCCTTACGTATCTAAAGAATGGATCGAAGAGGAAAAGCAGCGATTAATTAGCATGGGTGAATATGAAACATTTCTTCGTGAATACATGGGGATTTATGTTAAAGGCGGTAAAAGATCCATATATCCTTGGATTCTTACGGCCAAAAAACACAAATTAAACGAACTTTTACCTAAAGATTTAAACAAATGGAGAATAATTGTTGCACTTGATCCAGCGGCTACCTCTACCTTCGGTGTTTTGTTTGCATTCTGGAATGAGTATACCAAAAAGTTAATCGTGTTTGATGAGATCTATCAGCAAGATCCTCTCCTTATGACTGCTAAAGAAATTTTACGTCAAATAAAAGAAATTACAAACCCTTGGAAGGATAAAGTTAGGAGTATTGATTATGTATATGATGAAGCTGCTGCCTACATAGTTGCTGAGTTTGGCGAGCTTGATAAAAACATTTGGCTTGAACCAAGCAGAAAATCTCAATTCGGCGTAGATGGTTATATAAACTTAGTTAGAAACATAATGAATCATGGAATTATTGAAGTGACAGAAAACTGCGAAAAGTTCTGGTGGGAACATGAGAACTACATGAAAGACGATAACAACAGGATTCCAAAAAAGAACGATCACTTGGTTAACTGCCTGCACTATTTATCAGCTTCGTTAGGTCTAGATTTTACAAGTATTGACGAGCCAAAAGATCCACATAAATCAGACATGGTAAGGGCGTATAACATAGAAGACGACATGCCAGATGGTTTTAACTATGAAGAAATTGATTGAAAACAAATAACAATTACTTAAGACTTGTTAGGGGAGTTTTATGAAGAAACCTTTTAAAGACATTGATCCTTCGATAGGCTACAGCGTGGCTTTAGCAAAAAAATACGTAGAAGACAAAAGCAAAAGATGGAACCCTGCTGATTACATAGGTCAAACCACACCAGGAGACACCAAAGTTGAATTTAGGCCAGGTCTAGAAGATGGATTTGTAGCCGAGCGTGCTCCGACAATAGAAGACATTAAAACTATTATGATTACCGGCGGTGGAGTTGGTTTATCAAATAGCGAAAAAAGAATGTTTCAAGAAATGCTTGATAAGGAAGGTAAATAATGGAATTAGCAGCAATAATATTAAGCACAATATCTTTAGTGTTATCAATTGCAAGTATTTCTTGGCTAATTGGTAAGCAGTTAAGTTCTCATCAAATAACTTATATAGATCCAATGCAAAATATGATTGAGCAGATGAGCGGAAAAAAAGGCAAGAATCCATTAGATGAATTTGCTGAAATTGGCGACAAGCCATTTGAAGATATCGGCGACGATAAATAATTAATTAAAATCTATCAAGGAAGGTAGAATATGCAATCAGGTTTAACTTTTGATGATTTAGATGGCAACACGTCTGGTCCGGCCTATACCAAGAAGGCGTTTTTTGAATTAGACTTAAAGAGCGATAGCGAAGTACTAGCTTGGCTTAATCAAGAGCTAGACTCGCTAAAACAAAACTCATGGCAAGACCTTGAGCGTACCAAGAACAACTATTTACGATACAAAGGTATTCAGTATCAAAATCAAGTTTATGTTCCTCGTGACGTGCTTGAGGTTAGAAAAAGATATCAGCCTCAGATGGTTGTTCCATTTATCAGAGATGCAGTTGACGAGAAGGTGTCTAAGTTATTAGAGTACAAGCCTTCAATTTACCCAATGCCTACTCACGATGAGACTCGTGATAAAAACGATTCTAAGGTGGCAAAAAGATTCCTTCAGCATATCGATTACACTAAAAACACAGACGCTGCTTTTAGAAAATACGTTAGAAATTGTAAAATAGGCGGTACTTCATATATGTGGATCACTTGGAATCCAGACATAGGTGACGAAAACCCAGAAGCTAGAATACTTAAAAAGAATCCTGATGGCGGCGTGCCTATTTCTACAGCGGTAATGAATGGTGATGTGCAGATCAAGAATAAGACTAAGTTTTATACATTTCATCCAAACGCTGAATGGCAAGACGTAGACTACTGTTTTGTTATTGAGTGGGAAGATTGTGCCAAAATTAAGGTAGATTATCCAGACAAAGCATCAAGCATTGTTCCTGAAGACAAAGAAACATATTTTGATTTTGAAGCTTTGTCAGAAAAGACGACACAAAACCAATGTAGAAAGATTCATTTCTATCACAAGAAAACTAAGTACATGCCAGAAGGTTACGAGGCTTGTTTTGTTAAGGGTGCAATACTTAAAAAAGGAGCTTTAAGCTACGATCATGGTCAGATTCCTGTGGTTCCAATGATGGACCAAGAAAACCCTGATGAAACAAATGCAGAGTCGTTTATTGATCATGTTAGATCAATGGCAGCAGCAATTAACAACTTTATTAACGCTGGTGTAAAAGCCATGATGTTAGCAAGCCATCCTAAGTGGTTTGTTCAAAGTGGATCAATAGATGAGCAGCAATTAAACAATGATGTTGGTATTGTTAAAGTTAAGAGCGGATCGTCTAATCCAGTTTTGGCTCAAGCAAATCCAGTGTCTAGTCAATTGGCTCCTTGGATTGAAACTTTAAAGGGTTTATTTTATCAAATGTGTAAATCTAACTCGATCTCTCGTGGTGAATTACCTCCAGGAGTTACAGCGTTTGTGGCGCTTCAGTATGTTTCAGAATCTGAGAACAGACGATCTACTACAGAAGTTACACAAACTCATGAAGCTATTAGAGGAGTGTATGATTTGATTCTTAAGACTTGTGGCCAGTTTTATAAGCCAACAGACAAAAGAACTATTCAAATCATGGGTAAAGACGGAAGATTCGCTTTAGAAGATTACGACGTTGCGGCTATTGCTAAACCTTATAATTTAGTGCTTCAAAATGCATCTGGTTTGCCTGAATCTAGAGCACTAAGAACACAATTTATTGTTGATATGTCTAATTCTAGACCAGAATTGCTACCAGATGAGCAAGTTGTTGAAATGCTAGGAATCGGTCAAACAGAGAAATACATGGATTTAGCATCTGCTGCTGCGAGAGCTGCTGAAGATGAGGATGAAATGATTTTAGACGGAAATGGTCAGGTTATCGAGCCAGAAGAATATGAAGACCATATTACTCACTGGAAAGTTCACACTATGGCTATTCAGGAAGTTGGTTTTAAATTAAAAACTAATCCTGAAACTCAGCAAATTATGAAAGATCACATTTTAGCAACCGAATACTTAATGAGTGAGCAAGCAAAGGTTTCTCCTCAATATGCTATGAAGCTTTTAGCTTTACCTCAGTTCCCAATGTTCTTACAAGATCCTGAGTTATCGCAAATTCTTTCAATGGTTTCTGGAGTTGGTGCACAAATAAATAGCGCTCTTCCTCCAGCCGTGCCTCTTCCTCAAGCTCCAGGTCAACCACCGGCTCCACAACAATAATAATACATTTAAACGCGAGACAATAGATGTCTCGCTTAAACAATAGCCAAGCTTTAAGCAGCTATAGAACAAGGATGATGTATGTCAGAAATAGTAAACACACCAGTCACGGCAACTGCTCCAGTAGTAGTAAATGGAGGCGAAAGTGCTCTTTTGTTTGATGACTTAACAAGCACATTTGGTAGTAAGTCAAACAAGACTGAAAAACAAGACTCCAAAGAAGTTAAGCAAGAAACAAAAGAAGAAACTAAAAAAGAATCCAAAGAAGCCAAGGACACAAAAGAGCGTGAAAAGGATTTAACTGATGACACAAAGAAGTCTAAAGCCAAAGAAGATGGAGAAAAAGAAGATAAAAAACCAGTGGAAAAAGCTGAGGCTAAAAAAGAAGAGCTTCAACGTAAAATCCATAAGGCAAAGCTTGGAGACAAAGAAATAGACATCGACGATGAAGCGGTAGTTCCTGTTAAAATAAACGGCAAAGAAGAACTTGTTCCTGTTAAAGAATTGCTATCTAATTACTCAGGTAAGACTAATTGGTCTAAACAGTTTCAAGATTTATCGCAAGAAAAAAAGGCAAATCTAGAAATAGTGTCTAAACTAGAAGCAGCTAACGAAAAGCTTAAATCAGCATTCGAAGAAAAAGATCCACAAGTAAGATTGTTTAAGATGGCCGAAATTGCTGGAGTTAGTCCAATGCAATTCAGGTCCAGTTTGTTAGAAGATAACATACAAATGCTTGAAAAATATTATTCAATGAGTGAAGATGAAAAAAAAGCAGATGCATTAGCGTTTGAAAACCGCTATCTTAAGCATCAAGCGGACACCAGGGCGCAGGCCGAAGCAAGAAGCCAAGCTAATCAGCAGCTTCAAGCAAAGACCCAGCAGTTATTGGCAAGTCATAAAATACAACCAGAAGAGTTTGATAGTCAGAAGGAAGTTCTTCATAGCTTAGCTAAAGAAGGCAAACTTGACCCTAAGACAATTACTCCTGAGTTCGTAGTTGAAACTAAAATAAAAGACAATTTGTGGATTCAAGCAGCAACCGAAGCTAAAAACTCTGGTGTTCAAATTTCAGATAACGAAATGCTTGATCTAGTTGATAAAGCTTATTCTTTCGGTCTAGGACCTCAAGATATGCCAGAAATCATAAGCGACTTATACGGTAACGGTAAGCGTAAAAAGATTGTCGAAGAAAAAGTTCAACAAGCAGAAGAGTTTAAAAGAGGAAAGGCTCCTCAGCAAACTCGAACAGCTCAAAATAATGAAATTTGGAGCTTTGATCAATTTTAAAACAAATAAATATCCAATGGAGGGATAACAAAAATGGCAGCATTTAATTTAACATCGCAATCGGCTTTATTTAAGACGAAGTTTGGTAAGCTTTCAGAGAACGCTTACAACTCGGCTAACGTACTATTAGGTACAATGAAAAAAGAATACAACTTTGTCGGTGAAGACATGAAGGTAGCAGTACCTACATTTTTCGCAGGTGGCGTTGGTTCTGGTTCTTTACCTACAGCTAATCCAGCTTCTGCTTCAAAGGCTACTTTAGAAGCTAAGCGCGTTTACTCAGTAACTGAAATTCAACGTGAAGCTTTAAAAGCTTCTGCAACTGATGAAGGTGCATTCGTTGAAGCAATGAAATGGAACGTACAAAAGACAGTTGAATCTTGGAACCGAAATGCTTCTCGTATCGCATTTGGTGACGGAACTGGTGCTTTAGGTACTATCAATGCAAATGCATCTGGTACTGCAGCAGCTCCTGTTATCGTAATCAGCGCGGCTACTTGGGTGGAAGGTCACTGGGAAGAAAATGACTACGTTAACTGTTCAACTGATTCTTCAGTTTTCAGAATTGATGCGGTTGTTCCTGCAACTCGTTCTATCACTTTAACAAGATTATCTGGATCTTTAGACTTAACATCTGCTGGTTCTGGACTAGTTGTTTACATGCAAAACTCTAAAGATAATGATCCATTGGGTTTAAAAGGCGTTTGTGATGCTACTTCAGGAACTCTTTACGGTGTAACTGTAGCTCGTAGATGGCAAGCAACTCAAATCGCAGCGGCAGGCGCTGGTGTTTCTCCAGATGCTTTAAATGAATTGATCTCTAAAGTTCAATTTAAATGCGGTAAGACTCCTAAGAAAATCGTAACTTCTTACACTCAATACCGTAAGATTTTAAACTTCTTAGAAGACCACAAAGTATACATGGTTGATCCACGTGCTTCTGAATTAAAAGGTAAAGTATCTTTTTCTGGTATCGAGTACATCTCTGATGCTGGTCCAATCGGTATCTTTGCTGATCGCATGGTTGAAGACGACCGTATATACGCTTTAAATACTGATTTTATCACTGCTTACCACAGACCTGAGTTTGGCTGGTTTGACGATGATGGAACTGTATTTTTACGTCTAGCGGATTCTGATGCGTATGGTGCTCGTTACGGTGGTTACTACCAGAACTACATCATTCCAACATTCCAAGGCGTTATCACAGGATTAGCAACTTAATATAAATTTGAGAGGAGAGGTCACTATGTGGTGGCCTTTTCGCTCTTTAAAAGGAGACCTTATGGGTTTAGGCTTTCAAGCAAAAGCGGTTGTTTCTCCACAGAGAGCAATGCGTTTATTAAGTCTTAAGGTTACAGGCACCGGCACGGCTGCTTTAAGCGGCACTTGTGCTTTAAACTGTACACTTACAGACAACGGAACTGGTGATTATACTATAACTCCATTAATTCCATTTAAAAGAGTTCCTGAAGCTTTCGCAACAGCGGTTACTGACAATATTTATTGTAAAGTAGGAACTGTAACAGCTTCAGCTATTCAAATTTTAACTGAGAATTTATCTGGATCTGCAACAGATGCAGTATTTCATTTATTAATCATTGGTAGTGATACCGAAGATCAAAGCTAGGGGTTGACATGGATCAATCAGTAGCAGTATTTGAAACAATGCAGCCACAGTTTAGACCAAGAATGATTACTTACAATATCACGACTGGTGCAGCTCAGGTAGAAACTATAACAGCGGCTTCTTTTGCTGGATCAGCTCAAGCTGACTTTGTTGTTGTATACAACCAAGCTGGTGTAAGTGAAGCGTTATGGTTAGATAAAAATGCGGCTGGTACAGCTCCAACAGCAGCTGAGTACACAGCGGCAACTATTAAAACATCTGTAGCTATTTCAACAGGCAACACAGCAATACAAGTAGCGGCGGCAATTGCAGCAGCGAAAACTATTTCTGATGTTACTTTTACAGCAAATGGTGACGGTACTATCACAGTAACACAAGGTATTTACGGAGCATGTAGTGATGCTGTTCCTAAAAATGCCAACGGTTCTGGTGCAGGAAGTATTTCAGTAGCAGTTGTTACAAATGGAGTTGATGCATCTTTAGGACAAGGTAAATTTGACGGAACAATAGCTCAAACAGCTATTGGTGTATACATTATTACTTTTGAAAAACAGTATGCAAGAATTCCAGAAGCAATAGTAATTTGTTCTACAGATAATAAAATAGCTAGAATTTCAGATTGCACGATTAGCGCAGTAACTGTTGAAACACAGACTGTTACGAGTGGTGCAACAGCAGATTCTAATTTTAGTTTAGTAGTTATAGGAAGCGATGCTAAAGATGCAATCGCTCAAGGCTAGGCTCCATTTCGGGGCCTTTTCTTACTAAGAACGCCAATAAGGACGGGAGAAGAAATTTATGGCAGGTATAAGCGGATATCCTACGCAGAAAAAGTTAAATACACCAATAGTAGGTGTTACTAGCAAAGTTACAACATCTGAATTTGCTACAATTCAACCATCATATTCAAACAAGTTTTCAGAAGACGTAATAGCTTATGGTTATTATAGAATTCATGCTTCTGCTAAAACTGCTACATCTGTAAGTGCTGCCTTAAAAAGAGCATTTACATCAACTGCTCACGGTGCAAGCATCGGCGACGTTGTACGGTTTCAAACAACAGCATCTAATCCAGGTTTTGAAGCGGCTATTTTAGATGTTCCAGATGCAGATACAATTGTTTTATCAGCAGAAACACCATCAAATATCACAACTGGTGATACATTTTTTATATTAAGATACGTAACTCCTCTTTTGGACAACACTGGAGCTGCTGTTTTATCATCTAGCTCTGTTGTACAAGTAATCACTGGAGCAAATGCAGCTGGATCTTATTCGCAGGCTAATTTGTCTGGAACAACTGCAACAACAATAAGCGCACCAGCAAATGCGACAAGTTTTATTTTGTTGGCACCGAGTACAAATACACACAATATTAGGTGGTGTATTGGAGCGACAGCTTCAACGAGTAACGGAATGCTAACAGAACCAGGAAGAGATACAGGCGTTATTTCTTGTATAGGCGCAATTTCGGTATGTGCGGTTACATCAGGAACAAATGCTTACTCAATTCAGTGGTTCTTAACCTCTTAGGAGTTTGTATGACTAAATTTATATTTTTATTAACCATTTTAATTGGGGGATTTGCTTCGGCCAATCTTCCTCCAACATCGACATTAGGAAGTGGTGACTCATCGTATGTTACAACTTTTAAGTTTAATTTCGGAGCTATTCCTTTAAGTCATGACGGTACGACTGCGACGGTTTTAACTATACCAGTATCGGCCGGCGGAACTGGCCTGACATCTATTACAAATAGATCTGTTTTGTTTGGAGCTAGTAACGCAATATCAGAAGACAACACAAACATATTTTACAATTCAACGACTAAATTATTAACTGCAAAGAACATTCAAGTATCAAACGACATCACTTTAAAAACTTCATTTACTGGATTTTTAAAAGCTGTAGCTGGTTTGGTTTCTTCTCAATCTGCTATATCAATGTCTCAAGATGTTACTGGAACCTTACCCGTTGGTAATGGTGGTACTGGCCAAGCTTCGTTTACGGCTGGTTCTGTTGTTTTCATGGGAAGCACAACATTGTCTCAGGATAACTCAAGATTTTTTTACGATGCCACAAACAAAAGACTGGGCATTAATACAAACGCGCCTACTGAAGCTATTCAAATATCATCTGGTGGAATAAGAGCCGCTGGTAATTTAAATAGTACTGCGGTCGGTGGGGTTTATCTTGGCTGGGATGGTTCAGGCAACGTAGGAAGGCTTGTAGGTGGAAACTCTTCAGCGGCAGAGCTATCTCTGTCTACTACAAACGGAGGAAACACGTTTGAAAGAATGAGAATTGATTATCTTGGAAAAGTAGGAATCGGTACAACTGCTCCAATATCTATATTAGAAGTTAAAACACAAAGTGGCGACACTAGTGCTGGCATTGAGGCTCTTAGATTAACAACTGGATATAACACTACTGCTGGAAGCGGCGGCTATCTTAGCTTTTCAAACTCATCAGATAATTCAACCTACGGAAGAATACGTGTACAAACCGAAAGCTCTGGAAACATGGGCATGTCTTTTCTTACCTTCAACTCTGGCTTAACAGAAAAAGTAAGAATTAGTGCTGGTGGGTTTGTGGGAATAGGAACATCTACTCCAACATCTGCATTAAACGTGAGACTTGGAGCTTTGTTTTCCGGAGACACTTCTACAATTGCCACAAAACTTGGAGTTACAACTGGGACTTCAACATCAGCTGTCGGCGTTGGCGCATATACTGGTGGTTATCCAATGGTTCAAGGTATGGCTTTTGACACTACGACTGGATCAACTCTTTTATTAAACCCAGCGGCTGGAAAAGTAGGAGCTGGAGCAGCAAGCGGATTAGGTACTCCAGCAAATGACATGACCGTATCTAGCGGTTTATCTGTTGGTTCTAGTTACTGGACTACAGCTGCTCCTTCAAATGGCGCAATAGTACAAGGAAATGTTGGTATTGGAACATCAAGCCCAACGGCAAAACTTAGTTTGGCAGGTAATTTATCAGGCGGAGGCGCACAAGCGGCAGATATTTCTCTAGATACTCAAAAATGGTTTAATATTGGGCACAGCTCAGGCTATGGATGGTTGGCCTGGTTTGCTGATGGAAACGGAACTAATTTTATAAATACTGAAACAACAGTACCGGCTTCAGTTATAACGTCTACATCTGTAGGGCTGTCATTTCAAACAGCGCCATCAAATACAGGCATTGGGAACGTTAGCGGATTAGTTGATAGAATGACCATATTACACGGCGGTAATATTGGAATAAATACAACAGCTCCAATCACAAAACTTCATGTTGTAGGAGATCCAATAACGGCTGGAACACAAAGTTCACCAAATGGTAGCGTGATATTAAGAGGACACTACGGATCTGCATCTGATGGGTTTTTAGCAGGATTTGGATCTGAAAAGTCTAGCGGCGGATCTATCATGTTGTACGGCGTGACGCCAAGCACATCCGCAGTAGGATCTTACGACTCAAGCAACCCATATTCTTCATACAGAGCAGCGGTTGTAGCAGCTGATGCGGTAAAATTCTATACTGGTGGTGTTCAAACTGTTGCGATTGGGTCTCCAGTAGACATTACCGAAAGAATGAGATTAAGTAACGATGGTAATTTAGGAATAGGAACCGCTGTTCCTAGATCAAAATTAGTTGTAAGTTCATCTAATGCCGGCGCCTTGGGGCCAAAACTAGTCGTGGAAAACACAGGCGCTACCACCATAGGAAGTAGCGCCTCGCTTGAGTTTGACGTTGATGGGAACCCACCAGACAACACTCCTAATACAAGAATTGCTTCTATCTTAACAAGCACTGGATCTTTTGCGGCTGATCTTGCGTTTTCAAATTATACAGGAACAGACATCACCGAACATATGCGAGTAACTTCACAAGGTCTTGTTGGGATAAAAACATCATCACCAGCTTACACTTTGCAAGTGTCGGGAGACATTAGTGCAACATCTTCTGTTAGAGTTGGATCAAATACTTATTTAACACCTTCGCTTGGGGTAACAGCCGGTGGAGCGGTTTATACAGATGGCTCTAAACTTATGACAACAGCCGCCGGAACGTCTGGACAAGTTTTAACTTCCAATGGATCAAGCGCCCCTACTTGGCAAACCGCGGCAACAGCAGTTGCTGGATCTGTAATTCAAACAGTTTCTGCTGTTTACTCAACATCAACAAGTTCGTCTTCAACTACTTTAATTGATACTGGTTTAACTGCTTCAATTACTCCAACAAGTGCATCTAACAAAATTTTAGTCATAGTCAACCAAGCCGGTATTTACACAAGTACAAGTGCCAACAAAGGTGATTTAAGATTACAAAGAAATGGAACTGATATTACTGTGTTTTTCAGCGGAGCTTATACAGCTTCTGGTGGCGAGACTCTTTGGGGAAATGCTGGAACTTCGTATCTTGATTCACCAGCTACAACATCATCAGTTACTTACAAAACTCAAATGAGACGTGTATCTGGATCTGGTACTTTTACAGTACAAAACGATTCAGTTAATTCATCAATTACTTTAATGGAGATTAAACAATGAAGTACATAATCGTATTAATGTTATTATCAGGATGCGCACAACTTAAAATAGTGCGCGATTGTAACAGAGTAGAAAACGTAGATTTAAGTGTTTGCGAAGGTCTTTGGTTCTGGGAGTAGAATATGATGATAGACGAGAAGACAAACATAAAACTATTCACAGCGATTACGGCCATGGTTACGTTAGCAGGATTTGTCTTTTGGCTATCAACTCTTTACTCAATCGCATCAGAGGCTCAAAAAGTAAACGAAAAGCAGGATCAGAAACTTGAAATGCTTTATGAGATAAAACAAGATGTTGCTATAATTAAAAAGATTTTAGAAAATAACAAAAGCCAATAAAGGCGCATTAAGGAGACAAAATGGATGTTTTAGCAAAAGTAAAAGAGTTGGTTTTACCAGCTATCGAAATCGAAGTAAAAAAACAAATCGAGTTAAATGCTGATAAAGCAGTTGATATCGTTTTAGAAAAACTTAAAGAATTAATTCCAGGACATGTTGAAGATGGATTTATTGCTCTTAACGCTCCTAAATTAAAAGAAGTTGTTAAAGCTAAATTATTAGAAGTAGCTGAGAAAATTAGCTAATGAAATTCTGGGCTAGCTTTTGGAAATATGTCCGAGCAACATTCATATCTGAAAGTATGAAACAATACATCGTTGATTTAGTTCTAAAGCTAGTCGTTAATTCTACAGGCGGTATCCAGTTCGCAATCGCCAAGTTCTTAGTTAAGAAGGTAGTTGAATGGGGCTGGGCATCGGCTAAATATTTTGTCATCAATAAAGAGACAAAAGCTGTAAACAAAATAATCGAGGATAACTATGACAAGGTTGTTAAGAATCCAGAAGCAAAACCAGAAGATATTCGCAAGTCTTTTGATGATCTTATTGGTGGCGATTTTAAGTAGTTGTGCCAAGGTTAATTTGCCATTAGTAACTTTAAATCAAATTGATTTAGTTAATAAAAAAGTTAATTCAAACGAAATAACTAAATACAATAAAGAGTCTTGTAAAGTTGAAGGAATTAAACATGATCCTTATGGATTGTTTGATATCCCACAAGGCGAGAAGGTTCCAAAAATGCACGGAGCTATTTGTTTAAGTGCTGAAGACTTCTTAAAAGTTAAAACTTTGCTTGAGACTGAATGTCAGAATCAGAAAAACAATGAAATCATTAATAGCATCAATTAAATATAATTTATTATTATTGTTAAAGCCTGTTCAAAAGTTCATGCAAAGATTGGGTCGGCATGAAACAGTGATCGATAGAAAAACTGTTGATTATTTATTATCTGTTATAAAAGAAGGCGACATATTATTAAGCCATGAAAACCAAAGATTAACTAATTTGTTTATCAAAGGATTTTATGATCATGCTGCTATTGTTAGCAGTAAAATGACTGTTGTTGAAGCAGTTGGTGATATCTGGACTATGAAAAATGGTAGATTGGAAAACATTGGTGGAGTCAGAGAAGTAGATTTAGAAGAGTGGTTATTTAAAAAAGATTTTGTTTGTGTGATTAGAGTTCTATCTTTAGATGAAAACAAAATTAAATACGCTGCTGCTAATTCTTTAAGCCATATTGGTAAGAGTTACGATTATACTTTTTCAAGTAAGGGTGAAAACCTTTATTGTAGTGAGCTTGTGTATGTTTGTTATAAGCCAGAAATTCCATATTTTTTAAACGAGTTGGATGCATTCAAGGAAATACTTCCAATTCAATATTTAAATTTATCAAAAGAGGTTAGTTATTTACGAGTCATCGCCGACACAAAGGCAGATACTGTTAAGTAGAATTACTGTTATTTTACTTCATAGTCTGGCCCTGGCCCTAGTACTAGTTTGATATTGCAATTCTTAAAATGTCTGACACAATTTTAATGGAGGATTTATGGCAGTAGTTAAGTATGATTATACATTTCAAGCAACAGGGAACGGTATAGCAAACTATTCCAAGCCTTTTGATGTAACTTCAGTGATGATTGCATCAATTCATGTAAAAGCATCCGTAAGCGTAGGCGCAATTGCTGGAGCAATAAAATTACAATGTTCTAACGATACAGACTTTGGTTGGGTAGATGTGCCAGCAGCTCAAGGTGCTGTTGTTACAGGCAGTATTTCAGGAGCTGGTATATTTATGCTTACAACTGGATCATCTCAAGCTTCATACTCTTTATTAAGAGTTGTGGTTACTCCATCAAACACAGAACCAATTGATATTTCACTTAAAGGTTTTGGAAAGGCTTAACGATGTCTTACACACAAAATAAATATTCATTAATGGATGAAGGTATGCAGCAACCTAAACAAATGCAATATGACATGCAACCAGTTCAAGAAGGTGCTGGCATTGAAAACGCTGCTACTGGTGCAGCAACTATGGGTGCGGCTACAGGATTTAATCCTTACGTCATGGCTGCTACTTTCGCAGTAAACATGCTTAATCAAAAAGCACAAGATGAAAGACAAAGAAGAGCCAATGCTGCTCAAATTGCTCAAACTGATGCTCAAAATAAACAAAATATTTATCAAAGTTTAAACAACACTTATCAAAAGGCGTTATTAGGATGAAAAAAGAACAAGGCAAAAAAGAAATGTCAGGTATTGATTACATCAAAAAAGGCATGGCTATGCTAGAAGCTAACAACATGCCAGCATCTGAAGAGGATGAAGATGGAGCAGAAGCAATCCAAGGTGCTATGGACATGGGTATGGAATCGCCGAACGCTCCTAATGGAGAAGATGATGCTGAAAACAAAGACCAAGGTGGATTTGACAAAGCAAAAAAGCGCAAAGCTTTTGTTGCAATGATGTCTAAAAGTAAAGGCATGTAATCTATGCTTCGCGTAGAATATTTAATAGATCAAGTCAGAAAGCTGAGTAATAACACTCGTTATGACTCTAACAGCGGTGTCGGACAAGACATCATGGCTTTGTATTTAAATAATGCGCAAGACGAGATTCAAAAAGCTTTAGTTAACACAAAATCAAAGTATTTATTAAAATCAACTACCGTTCCTATAGTGAACAATCAGCAGGAATATGACTATCCGGTAGATTTATATTTAAACAATATAGATACGATGCAATGGACTCAGGACAATCAGTCTTTTGTAAACATGTATCACGGCTACATGAAGGATAGAACTTACACTGGTAACGGTTATAGCTATGGATACGTCACTAAAAACGAATCATTTGTTTTAGTGCCGCCTATAGACACCGGAACCCTTGCAATTCACTATATACGGCAGCTTCCAAGGATGGCTACTAGATCAGGGTTGATCTCTGCCGTTACTGTAACATCTGGAGTTGTTACTGCGTTATCAGTAAACACATCAGATGCTTCATACAATGCTAGTGAAATAGCAACAGACAACTATTTATGCGTTGTCGATTATTTAGGAAATATAAAAGCCACAGCTATTCAGTATTCAGCGATGTCATCTGGGGTTTTTACTCTACCAGCTCATACATTATTGACTGGAGAATCTGTAGCTGTTGGTGATTATATTGTTGTAGGTAAATACGCTACAAACAAACCTGAGCTTCCAGAAATTACTCAAGGTTTTTTAATTAAGTATGCAAACTATCAAGCCAAGTATGGGGATAGTTCACAATGGTCAAAAGTTGTTCAAGACGATATGACTCAAACACTAATAGGATTAACTCAAAGCTTTGGTATGAACAGCGACGATGTCGGTGAAATACCAATTACTAATTTTGATTACCTTCAATTATTTTAGGGGCTCAAAGTGGCATTAGATAAACATTACTCAAATCTTGTAGGTTTAGATACAAGATCAAATAAAATTGCCGAGAATCCAAAATCAGTTAGACGTGGGTCTAAGAATTTTAGATATAACTTTCAAGATGAAATTGTAAAAGCAAACGGCTTTCAACATAAAACAGCTACTTTATCTTCACCTACTGTTGGTGACATTGAATACAAATACACTGATCCAAATACTGGTGCTGCTAAATCAACTTATTTAGTCGTTTGTCAAAATGGCAGAATGTATAAAAAAGTAGCTCATTATATTAAGTTTAGTAATTTGAATGGAGCACAAGAATTTTCATTTTATTATGATGAAGTAGCTTCAAAATTTTATTTAACGATTGATGCGCTAACTCCGATTGAGGTGTCTCAGTCGATGACCATGAATCAATTAAAAACAGCAATAAACGCGCTAGGTTTAACTTGTACTGTAGTTGATGATGATGACACAGCAGTCGCTTCGTCTACAAAACTAGCCTATCTAGTAGATACAATCATTGATTCACCACTAGCCGTAGAAACAAACACTTATTTGTCATCTTGGTTTTGGGAGGAAGTAGACTTTCCTTCTAAAGATACATCAAGCGAAGTTGTTCCATTTATTACAACATCTGAGTTTTACAGTAATGCAGATTACGAAGGCATATCTTACATAAATTTAAATAATGTAGTTTATATAACTGATGGTGGTTTTCCGATGAAGTATGACGGAAAATCAGTTTATAGAGCTGGTATTCCTAAGATGCTTAAGCCTTTGAGTAATGTTTATAACTTCTCAGGGTGCGGATTAGATGAGCTTGGAGTTGAGTTAATTAAACTTCCAGGTGGTGGTTTAATACCTACTTATAAATACAAATATATTTTTCAAATGGGATTTGTTGATTATCAGGGAAGTACTATTATGGGTGATTACGAGGTTGGAACTTCTCCAACATCTTCTTATTACTCATCTCAGGAAAGCGAAACTGATTACATCAATGTAACTATGCAAACTGGTTACAACTCCGTTCCTCTTCATATTCATTCACCATTAAATGCGTTAGACTTTCCAATAATTTCTTGTGTTGTAAGTGGTAATCAAGATGTGGAAAACGCCGGAAGAACGATCAACGTATTAGCAGGACACAACGTAAAAGTAGGGATGTGTTTAAGGATTCCAGTTTCAAATGAACAAACATTTGTTTCTGCAGCGCCAAAGGATGGCTATTCAATCATAATGAGTAAAGTTACAGCGGTAACAGCAACTACCATTAGTTTAGCTCGTGGAGTGACTAACGGTAAGTATGCTTACCTAAGAACTCCTTATTTAATTACTGGAACTGTAGTTAGTGGTTCTACAACTATTACTATGGATACAACTAATGTAAAAATGAATGATTCAATTAGCGGAGTTGGAATTGCTGCTAATACTTACATAGTTCAAGTTTTAACATCTACAACGGCAGAATTAAGTATTGCAGCAACAGCAAACGATACAGGAACTAAGACCATAAATTCTCGTGGTTCTGTAACAACCTTATTAATCCAAGGACAGGTTCTTAATGGTGGTTACACAAAAGCTGAATACGAAAATCAAATTACTAACGTAAATTATACTAACTATTGGCAGCCAGAAATTAAGTTTGGTGCTTTTGTTCGTGTGTTTAGAAGCTTAGCTGACACGGATACTTTTGTTAAATTAATAGATTTAGAGGTTCCTCATAATTTTCCTTATGGATCAGCTACGTATGTTCCATGTTATGATTTGTTTTTAGAATCTCAACCAGTAAGCGGATTATCAAGAATTGGTATTGAATCACTAGACCAAGGATCAGATTTGCCTAGAGCATGTAAATATTTATCGACTTGGCAAAATCAAATAGTTCAAGGTGGT